ATACACGCGCTGCGTGCAACCGCATCCGCAATAGTACCTGGCTAACGCCCAGCTAGAATCCTGAAACCTGCCTGGCAAATCAAAAGGAAAAGCCAAACCGAAAACCCGGATCCGTAAAAATCAACGGGGGCCCGGTCAAATGGATTTCGTTTCCGTAATGAAAATGTTTTTCAAAATATGTATGTAGCCCCTTACCCCTAATTATGCAACAAAATTTTTTTCACCCCCGTAGCTTTTGGCTAATTTGGGTAATAATATATATTATAGTAATGTAATTTTTAAAAAATGGCCTCAAAACAAAAATTATCGCCGTTGGCGAAGAAGAGAAAAGCTGCTAGAGACTTAGCTTATGCTAAAACAGCGGATAGAAAGGCTAAAAAAGCCCATGCGCAGCGGGAGAGACGTAAAGCGAAGAAGAAAGGTATCAATGTTAAAGGTAAAGATTGGGATCATAAGGATGGTAGATGGGAAACTATAGCTAAAAACCGCGCAAATGACGGGCAAGGCACTAAAAAAGAGGGTAAAAAGAGGTACAAGGTACCTAAACGTAAAACTAAAAGTAAAAAATAAATATTATGGCTAGAATAACAAACTATTCTATACTTTCAACGGTGGCAAGTGGGGATTTGATACCCATATCAGATACATCGGATGCAAATAACACGTTATTTAATGTTACTGTGGGTACTTTGTCTACTTTCTTTAATGAAAATAGTGTTTGGGCTCCTATTACCGGGGGTATAAATTATTCTGGGGGTAATGTAGGTATTGGTACAACAACTCCAACTGGATATTTAGATATACAGCAAACAAATGTAGCTAATGATGAAACTAGAGGAGCTAATATAGACGTAACAAAAGAAAATACCTCCGGAGCGGGGTTTGCTTCTAATATATACGGTATTAAATCTTATAGTAAAGGTAACTCCGCTGAAACAATTGTTAACATAGGTGGGGTTTGGGCTAAAGCGGAGCATACAGGTTCTGGGCAAACTTACTATATAACAGGAGGAACTAACAGAGGATACCATAACGGGTCCGGTAACTCCACTACTGTGACTGGAACTTTTAGTGAAGCTAGAATAGATGGAACCGGAACAGGTGCTCACCAATATGTCATAGGTGTTAATAGTATAGCTAAGCTAGATAATGCGAACGCTACTGTGCAATTCTTACAGGGACAACATTGCACCGTGCAGTTAGTGGACGGAACAGTTACTAATAATGCGATGTCATTACTATTAGATTTTGACTATACAGGAGCCGGAACTATCACTGGAGATTTTGAATACCTAAGAATACAGAACGATACATTACCGGCAATAACCGGAACTTCAAGAGCTATTAACTCTTTGAGTACATTACCTTCTGTATTTGCTGGTTCAATACAATCAGCAGGAATGAATAATTCAACAATAACAGAGCATGCAGATAATGCGGCAGCAATTGCGGCAGGACTTACAGTCGGAACGCACTATAGAACGGGTGATCTTTTGAAGATAGTTCATTAAGCGACTTTGCAATTAATGACTAAAACTATGTAGCTTTTTAGAATTACGCGTAATTATATAATAAAATTTAATCTAATGAATCAAATAGTAAAACAGTTTAGCTTCGGAGACGAAGGTAGAGAAAAAGTATTTAAGGGTATTGAAACCTTAACAGAAGCAGTCGCCTCAACACTGGGCGGTGGCGGAGAGTGTGTTATCTTTGAAGATGGGCAGGGTGTACCTGTAATAACAAAAGATGGAGTGACGGTAGCGGAGCTATCAGTGTTGTTGGATCCCGTAGAAAATATGGGTGCTTCTTTGGTTAAGCAAGCAGCTAGAAGAACAGTTGCTGAAGCAGGTGACGGAACTACTACGTCTACAGTATTAGCACACGCAATATTAAAAGAATTCGACAAGTCGAAAGATAAGTTTACTAGTAGAGAAAAACGCGATGCTATTAATAAGGTAGTTGATAAGGTTTTAGCTCATTTAGAAAAACAAGCGAAACCTGTTAATGGTGGCATGATCGATGAGGTAGCTACTATATCTACTAATAACGATGAAGAGCTTGGTAAATTAATAGCAGACGCATACAGAGCTGTAGATTTAACGGGTGTTGTAATGATGGAAACATCGCAGGACGGTAACACAAGTATAGAGGTAGTTGAAGGCGTGCAATATGAAAAAGGGTTTACTAATAATCATTTTGTAACAAACCATGCGGCTAACACAGCTGAGCTAGTTAATCCTAAAATATTATTAGTTGATTCCGCGGTTGATACCATAAGACAGATACAAACAATACTAGAGCATGTAATTAAGAATAACATAGCTTTATTGATTGTTGGAGATGTTGATCCAAAAGTCGCAGCTGCTCTGGCGATGAATAAAAACAAAGGGTCTATAAAAGTAAATATAATTCCCGCACCTACACACGGTGTAAATAGAAAAGAAATATTTGATGATTTAGCTTTACTAACCGGCGCTACGGTTATAAGTGAAAACCTAGGGGATGATTTAGATTTAATTGATCTATCTTGCTTAGGTACTTGCGTGAAAGCAGTGTCTACGTTTAAAGATACTGTATTTCAAATAGACGAAGAGCAGTCTGAAGAAGTGCAGGCAATCATCCGCAATATTAAAGAGCAATTACTTACGGAATCTAATTCAAACAAAGTTATTAAGCTCGAAAAGCGATTGGCAATGCTTGCGGCCAAACTAGCAATAGTAAAAGTAGGCGGTAACTCTGATGTAGAGCTAAATGAAAAGAAAGACAGGGTGGAAGACGCAATATGTGCAACGAAGGCTGCTATTAAAGAAGGTGTGGTTGCCGGAGGCGGCGTGGCCCTTATTAATGCGGCTACAAGCATAAAACCTAAAACTTCAGGAGAGGAGTTGGTTTTAAAAGCGTTGTACTATCCTTGCAAAACAATAATGAAAAACGCGGGGCTCGAATATAAGGACATCGGTAAAAAGAATCATGGAGTCAACGTTGAAAACGGTAAAACGGTTAATATGTTTAAAGCAGGAATTATAGATCCTGTATTGGTTACAAAATCAGCTTTAAAGAATGCTGCATCAGTTGCTTCGACTATATTGTCAACTAACTGTGTTATGTCTAACGTAAGAGGATAATATGAACGCAATAGGTAGAAACATAATAATAAAGAAGTTAAAAGAAGGCGTGACCGAAACAAAAGGCGGTTTGCTTTTAGCCGAGAGCCACAGAGAAGATATCCGTTACGTAGAAGCTACAGTTGTTTCAACAGGTAGTGAATGTGCTGGTATTAATAAAGACGATGTTATATATTACGACAGACATGCAGGACACAAGATCGAGATAGATCGGGAAACGTATCACGTTATAAAGAATACCGACGTAGTATTTGTTTTATGAGAAAGTTAACAGGAGGAGATTTAAAAGATCTAGGTCTGTTAAAGCATTATAGAATTATACGTAAATGGGCTTGTAAAACAAACGGTATAACCGATGCGGATCTAGAGCTATTAATATATTTTGATTGCTTAGGACAATTTAGAAAACGAGACTTCGAAGATGGTAGTTTGACATATTCTTGGGACAATAGAAGATGGAATAGATTATTGAAAGAAGGTTGGATAGTAAAATGGCGAGGTTATAACGGATCTGATAAAAGCTATAGCATATATAAGATAAGTTTTAGATGCCAATGCTTAATACAGCAGGTATATCGCATAATGTTAGGAGAGGAAGATATACCTACTTCAACTAGACGGAACCCTATAATGAAAAAAAAATCTTACAGCGATAAAGTCTATTCGGCTGCATTTAATAAAGTTAACGAAGATAAAACACGATACTTATGATGGACATGAATCAAAACATAATGGACGCTAGAATGAGAGTTCGCGATAATTTTGAAAGCGGCTTAAACCCGGCTATGCGGCGAGTAATGAATCCCGCAATGCAATACGGTCCTGCTCCTATGGATAGAGCCCTAGAGGACCAAGCACCTAACAACGCTATAACAACGGCTCAACAAGCCGTGGCCGACAGAGCTTTCGGTAATAACATGGCTAGACAAATGTCAGTAGATCCTAATATTACTAGTAGAATATTTTAAAAACAAAAACTATGAAATACGACAAAAAAATAATATCAAATGCTGCTGGTAATGCAGAAGGCGTTGTAGGTGAAGCTGCTTTATGGCAGGGACCATTAAGCCAAGTAGGAAGACCTCACGGTAGAGGATCATCTTCTGGAAAAAACGGTATGCAAGTATTAAAGTACCCATCACCTTACGAATCTAAACCAATCACAGAGTGTGCTAAAAAAGGACGCTACGATGAGTCTTACTAGTAATTTTAAAAAATCAGAATTTGAATGTAATTGCGGTTGCGAAATGCCCGATGAAGTATTCTTCAATATCGAAAAGCTCGCTAACCAATTACAGTACATTCGTGATTTTATAGAATTACCGGTTAATATAACCAATGCATATCGATGCCGAAGCCACAACAAAGCAGTGGGCGGAGTTTCTAACAGCCAACATATATTAGGTAAGGCAGCTGATTTGCAAGTAAAAGGTATATCTCCTGAGGAGCTACATAAGGTTATAGATACTCTTGCAGAGTACAATCACGTGATGCAAGGTGGATTAGGATTATACGATACTTTCGTCCATTACGATATACGTGCGAAAGAAACAAGGTGGGATAAAAGAACTAAATAATTATGGCAAAAGCATTCAAGGTACATAATATGTACAGTAAGACGGGTATTAAAAAAGTAGCTAGCACTGAAGCGCAGCACAATGCGCTTAAGAAGCTGGGATATGTTCATACGCCTCCTAAAAAATCCGAAAAGGTAATGGCTAGGTCTGAAAGAACTGCGGCTAAGGGCAGGAAAGCGGTTGACGAAGGAAGAGACGCAAAAGCTACTCGTTTGCTTAAAAGAGCCGCTAGACAAGAAAATCGCGCTATTAAAATAGAAGAAAAAGAAAAAAATAGCCCTTTAAAGAAAAAAGGCAAAGCACCATCACGCAAAAAGTCAAAAGGGTATTACGCAGAGGTAAAAAAAGGTAAAGGTACCGGCAAAAAAGCTGGAGGAGGAATGACCGCCAAAGGTGTTGCTAAGTATCGTAAAGATAATCCAGGCAGTAAATTAAAAACCGCTGTAACAACACCGCCGTCTAAACTTAAAAAAGGTAGTAAAGCCGCTAAAAGACGTAAAGCGTTTTGTGCAAGATCAAAAAGCTGGACATCAGAAAGAGGATTAGCTGCACGAAGAAAATGGAACTGTTAATATGAAAAGAAATAAGCCAAATTGTGGATGCCTTAGTAAATACATGAAATCTGAATTCAAAGGCACTAAGGGATCTAAAGGAAGAAATGGCTGGGATGCAAAACCAGTTTTTAGAATAACTAAACCAGGCAGACGATGAAAAAAACTAAATCAAAAAAAGATGCTTGTTACTACAAAGTAAAAGGATCGTACAAAGTATTTCCATCTGCTTATGCGAGCGGTGCTATAGCTAAGTGCCGTAAAAATAAAGGTAAAAAGTAATGGCTGTTCGTAAAACCGCTAAAGGTGCATCTTTAAAAAGATGGTTTAAGGAAGAATGGACAGACGAGAAGGGTAATCCTTGCGGGTCAACCAAAAACAAGAACACTAAAAAGTGTAGACCTTCTAAAAGAATAAGCTCTAAAACTCCTAAAACTTGGAGAGAAATGTCTCCTGCAGAAAAGAAAAAAGCAGTAGCAGAGAAAAAAAGAACTGGGATGGGTAAAAGAACGTCATCTCTAAAACGTAATACTAAACCTAAAACCAAAAAGAAATGAACAAGTACGACAAAAAAATGATGCACGAGCGCGAGCTTATTTACGATGCAAAAGGACAACTTCACAGAGCTGATGAAAGATACAAGCGCGGCGACAAAGGCGCTAAGCAAACAATGATTCACGATCGTGAGCTAGTATACGACGCTAAAGGAGCAATCCACAGAACAGACGTAGAGAAAAAAGACAAGTCTCACATGTCTAAGCACTGGTACAAAAACGCTTAATACTATATATTATGGAAAGCAACAAACAAGAAAGAAAAAATCTAATGGACGATATGCCAATAGATAACAGAGCATCAGCTTTAAAAAATTTAAATAAAGGCTATGGATACGAAATGTCTCCTAACAAAATGATGGATTATGGAAAAGCGAGTAGTCCAGTAGCTATGAGAATGGCTGCTACTAAGGCTGGATTACCTATGAAAGAATCTCCTATGAAAATGTATGGAGGAAAGAAAGGTGATGAAAGCAAGTCAAGAAGAGACTATGATTCTCCAATGAAAATGTACGGGGGAAAGAAAGGCGATATGAGTAAGTCTAAAAAAGACTATATGAGCCCAATGGCAATGCGTGAAACTCCTTTAATGAAAGCTTTAGTTGGTAATCAAGATAAATTACCAGAAGCTTTACAAGCAGAAATATTAAAATCACCTGCTAAAATGTATGGTGGTAAAAAAGGCGATATGAGTAAATCTCGTAGAGACTATAAATAAACAGAATAGGACTGTATAAACCTAGCCAAACATAAACATTAACAAAAACAAAAACAAAAACAAAATGGCAAAATTTATCGCAATTAAATCTTCAGGTGCTGGACTAGCAGGTGGAGATGTATTACTAGGAGTAGAAGGAATTATTGGTGTGACAGCAGCTACAGCAACTACTACCGTAGTTGAGTATGAAGGCAAAGCGGCAACAATCACTCACTTGACTGTAGGAACAACTCCTTCAGTAAGAGATGCAGTTAACGCAGCACTAACTGCTAACCCAGGTGGAGTTAAAGCTAGAGTGCAGTTACCAGCAGGTATTACTGTAAGCGCAATAGCAATAGCGTAATTATTTATAATAGCCCTGCGGGATTATTCTCGCGGGGTTTTTATTATGGCATTTAAAATAAACCCACCTTACCCAAGTTTCAATACCCCTATATATCATAGGGATATGGATGATAATGTTCAAGGGTTAGCTAATAATAACGGAACTATATTAGTTAATACAAACGCCGGCCCTGCTCGTGAGAAAGAAATTATTAAGCATGAGATGGTGCATATAGATCAAATGAAACGCGGGGATTTAGATTACGACGATAAAAATGTTTATTGGAAAGGTAAAATTTATCCAAGAAGCAAAATGAAAGAAGGAGCCAAGAATCTTCCGTGGGAGATGGAGGCATATAATAAAAAATAAAGAATATGAGCAAGATAATTTCATGGTTAACTGGGGGACTTATCAAAGAAGTAGGTAATGTAATCGATAGCTTAACTACCACAAAGGAAGAGAAACTTGAAATTAAAAAGCAATTGCAAGTTATTCTTGAAAAAGCCCAAGCTAACGCTCAGGCAGAAGTTACTTCAAGGTGGAAATCAGACATGAGTTCAGATAGCTTCCTTTCAAAAAACATAAGGCCGATGGTCTTAATATATCTTACTTTTGTATTTTCGGTACTTGCATTTGCAGATGGAAATATAGGAGAATTTGCAATAGCAGAAGAATATATACCTATTTTTCAAACACTGTTAGTTACAGTGTACGGGGCTTACTTTGTTGGTAGGTCTTGGGAAAAGGGTAGAAAAATAATGAACAACAAAATAAACAAAGAATAAAATGGGACAATACGGAAATCAACCAGATTTTGGAACGCAGGCTACAGCTATACTACCTACAGATACAATAAGCAATGCAACTAATTTAAATGCTTCTTGTCTATACGTAGGTGTAGCTGGAGATATTAAGGTTATATTAACAGGAGTAGTTGGGGCTGCAGGTTCAGGTTTTCCTACAGCTACTGAGGCAGTAGTATTTAAAGCGGTGCCAGCTGGATCTATACTACCAGTTATAGTTGACTATGTATTAGCAACTGGAACTACCGCAACTGATATGGTAGCACTGAAATAATATGGCAATAGGCAATGCAATAGGAATAGGTGTCCCTATGGTAAACTTGGGTTTAGGTGGAGGAGGCGCACCAGTAAGCTTTTTGCTAGATGATTACCCTAACACATCAACAGGTACTGTAAATCCATCAGCTATACAAGGAGTTTCTTATTCTTTAAGAAATTTGTTTTCAACGTATACCGGTAATGTAGTTACCGTAAGAAGAAGTAGTGATGATGCTGAACTTTCTTTTACAGCTAGCGAAGTTGGAGATGGTACAATGGTAAGTTGGGTTAATGCAGCGGGTTCTGGTAAAGGTTTTGTAAAAATTTGGCATGATCAAAATGGAAATTACGATTTAACACAAAGCACTGCTAGCCAGCAACCTATGATTGTAAGCACAACTGGTTTAATAACTGTAAATGGTAAGGCTGCTATTGATTTTACTCAAGCAGGCTTAGAACCAGCGAAGGCATTAAATAACAGTTCTTTATACCCTTTAACTCAACCCGAACTATACAATATGTTCGCAGTTAATGAGCTAGGAGCTCAAGGGACTGATGTTAGAGTTGTTTATAATTTATCTTCTTTAGGTAATAATACTTTCAGTATTGCCAACGCAACTGTAACACTGGAAGGAAAAGCTGCAAATACAAGTACCAGCATATCGCCAACATACGTAGGCAATCAAACCTTGTACCAAACTACGTCAGGTAGAAACGGAGCGATAGGCGCTAATAAAAACGTGCTCAAGACAGGTAATATTTCAAATACTTTTGTAACTCAATTTTCTTTAGGTCTTGCTTTACCTGCCGCTCCTGGTGATAATTCCCCGAATATGAAAGTACAAGAATTTGTTTTTTATCCTTTTGCTAGGTTTCCAAGAAATACTTTTACAGCAGATGAAGTATCAGATGCTATTAATAGCTACTACAGTATATTTTAAATAAAAAAAAATGGCAATAAGAAACTCGCGTAAAATAGGTATCCCGATGGTTAATCTACGCTTAGGCGGAGGGACAACTGTTGATGAGCGCTTCATTATATCTGTAAAAACAGACAATACAGGCACATCTAATAATGATCAATTTACATTGCCTTGGACAGGTAATTATGATGTAGATTGGGGCGATGGCGTTACAGATACAGGACAGAACAATTCATCTACACACACGTATGCTGCTGCTGGTACTTATGAAATAGCTGTAACACCTACAGGCGCCTGTAGAATATTATTTAATAATGGAGGTGATAGACAAAAACTTTTAGAAGTTAAAAATTGGGGTACTGGACAATGGTCATCAATGGGTAATGCTTTTTACGGATGTAACAATATGCAGGTTACAGCAGCAGATGCGCCAGATTTATCTAATACATCAGGAAACATACAAACTATGTTTAGAGGTTGTACAGCTTTATTAGGGCCTGCAAGTTTTGGCAGCTGGACATTTCCGGCATCTACAAGAGCAGATAATATGTTTAGAAGTTGTCAAGCGTTTAATGCAGACATTTCAACTTGGGATACAAGCACGTTTACAAGATTTGACCAAATGTTTATGGATTGCGATGCATTTAACAGCCCTATTGGTGTTTGGAATACAGGTAATGTAACTAACGTAAATAATATGTTTAATAAAAATAATTTTGCTTTTGATCAAAATTTAGCAAATTGGGATGTTACAAGTATTACAACTGGAACTAGATTTTTAAGTTCTAGTGGTATATCAACGCTAAATTACGACAATACTCTAATTGGATGGGCGACACAAAGCATTACAAATTCATTTACTATGGATTTTGGTAATTCAAAATATACGCTAGGTGGTGCAGCAGAAGCAGCAAGAACCACATTAGTAAGCACCTATGGTTGGACTATAGTTGATGGTGGTGGTATATAAAAAATAAAATTATGTTAAAAAAAAATTTAATGAGTACAAACATTTGTTACCCCACACAAGAGACCTGGTTTATATGCTGGGATAATACAAGAGATAATATAAAAGCTTATGGTTCTATCAATACGGATCAATGTATGGATACTTACTGGGATGAAGTTGATTATTATTTAAACGAAGCAGAATGGATTCAGATTTTATTGCAAAATGGTATTAATCCAGATCCTGACGCAGATATAAACCAGTTATTAAACCCATAAAAACAAGTTTTTTAAAATTACAGGTGAATATATAATAAATAAGATAAATTTAACTATGAGTGCTATAGATAAAGTAATGTCGATTGCTTCCGGCGGGAAAGAAGGCGAAAAAAAGAAAAAAGTAAAAGAATACAATGTAGAGGCTAAAAAAACAGGTTCTATAGATGTTAAGCCCGGCTCTGCTGCAGACAAAGTAGCTCAAAGATATGGTAATGTAGTAAACTTTGGAGGATCAGCTTCTCAAAAGCTGCCAAAAGGAAAAACAAAAAAAGCTAAAGGTATTAACAGAAGCTCTGTAGCTACTAAAGCAACTTACGGTAATATACCAAAAGGATACAAAGGAAAATTTAAGGGTAAAGATAATAAAATATATATCGCACATCCTTCAAGCCAAAAGAAAATGCCTAAAATAGGTATACTTATATAAACAATTAATAATTAAATTAAATCAAAATGAGTAAAGTAAAAAAGATGGAGACAGCTCCAAAAACAATTACCAAAGACGAATTAAAAAAAGTAACCGACCTTCAAACTGAATTACAATCATATTTAGCTAATATTGGTGTACTAGAAGTACAAAAAGCTAAAGCTATTTTTCAGGTTAATATGCTTGAAAAAGATATGGATCAGGTTAAAAAGGATATTGAAGCCAACTACGGGCCGGTTAATATAAACCTTGCTGACGGGACTTACGAAGAAGTTAAAGCATAAGGTTATGGGAAGTGTTATAAGAAAAATTAGTATCGGGGCTGACTATAAAAACGAAGCTATGCATTACTCTGTTAAACAGACAGTTTACGGCGGCCACGAGATTTCTCATATAATATTCGAAGAGTCTGATAATTCTTATAATATATTTATAAAAAAGCAAGACGAGGTAATGCCGTGGAAGAAATTCAATTCTAACATGGCAATATCCGTTGAGTATGACTTAGAATATTAATGCGGAGTATATATGATTTTATCATAAAGCCAGTTGGCAAAAGATATGATAATGAGATACAGGTTGGAGAGCACACCCTGATAACAAATAGCTCTATAGAAAGTTTTAAACACGTTAATAATATCGCAGAAGTGGTCGAAACACCTGCTGCTTTCGCGACACCAATCAAGAAAGGTGATTTGATCGTAATACATCATAACGTGTTTAGAGTGTTCTATGATATGAAAGGAATCAAAAAGAACAGTAGATCGTTTTTAAAAGATGGGTACTTTTTTTGCAGCATCGATCAAGTATATTTGTATAAAAGAAATAAAACTTGGAAATCATTTGGCGATAGATGTTTTGTCGCACCGGTTAAAAATAAAGACGTTTTAAGCAACAAGAAGACAGCTGATCTTATTGGTATACTAAAAATAGGTAATAGCTCCTTAGAGAGCTCTGGAATCAATCCAGGAGACATAATAGGGTTTACACCTAATAGCGAATGGGAATTTGTTATAGATAATCAAATTATGTATTGTATGAAATCAAATGATATTGTTATAAAGTATGAATTCGATAGAAACGAAGAGGAGTATAATAGCCGCTGGGCGCAAAGCAATTAAAGAATTAGTAAAGGTAGCAGAGGAAAAGATCGTTGACTCAGAAGAAGATATATCAGCTGACAGACTTAAAAATGCTGCCGCTACTAAAAAGCTTTGTATATTAGACGCCTTTGAAATATTAAACAGGATACAAGAAGAAGAGGGTATGATTGAAGAAGCCACGAGAGTTTCGGATAAACCCACTTTTAAAGGCTTTGCAGAAGGGAGATCCAAGTAATGGCTTACGAACAAAATTTATATAGTATAGTTAAAAACTATATAAGACCTCAAGCAGTTAAGAAAAAAAATCGCTATGCAAAGTGGGAATACGGCTACGATAAAGAGCACGATGTTGTTGTTATAAGTAAGACCGGTAAAATAGGAGATATATATTTAATAGGCGGAGTGCATATTGCATTACCGCTATTACAAGATAAGCCTGCTAAGGGCGAAAATAAGTGGAAGGCTGCGGAATATCCAAAAGAGCTAAGCAAAATAAAAAGCGAAGCAGATTGGGTAAAATATCCTACCGCATTCAAAGAAAAATGGCATGGGTATATTGACGAAGAATTTAATAGGCGTGAAAATGGTTTTTGGTTTTATAACAAGGATAAGCCTACTTACATTACTGGTACTCACTACATGTACCTGCAGTGGTCCAAGATTGATGTTGGGCAGCCAGACTTTCGGGAATCAAACAGATTATTCTATTTATTCTGGGAGGCTTGCAAAGCAGACAGCAGATGCTACGGTATGTGCTACCTTAAGAATAGGCGATCTGGATTTTCTTTTATGGCTTCCGGCGAGACAGTTAACCAAGCAACAATATCTTCGGATGCTCGATTTGGTATATTGTCCAAATCTGGACCCGATGCAAAGAAGATGTTTACAGACAAAGTTGTACCAATATCGGTTAACTATCCATTCTTCTTTAAACCAATCCAGGACGGAATGGATCGCCCCAAAACAGAACTCGCGTATAGAGTACCCGCCTCGAAATTTACGAGAAGAAAACTCGAATCGAACGCGACTCCGGAAGAAATCGTCGGGCTTGACACCACGGTCGACTGGAAAAACACGGGAGACAACTCGTACGATGGGGAAAAATTAAGATTATTAATCCACGATGAAAGTGGTAAGTGGGAAAAGCCTACTAATATACTTAATAACTGGCGAGTAACTAAAACGTGTTTAAGATTAGGTAGCCGGATTATTGGTAAGTGCATGATGGGATCAACATCAAATGCTTTAGACAAAGGAGGAAAGAACTTTAAAAAATTATACGATAGTTCCGATGTAACAGCTAGGAATAAGAACGGCCAAACAAAAAGTGGTTTGTATAAGTTGTTTATACCAATGGAATGGAACTATGAAGGTTTTATAGATGAATATGGTTGGCCTGTATTTGAAACACCTAAGAAAGAAACAGTGGGTCCTCACGGGGATATAATAGAAGAAGGCGTTATAAATCATTGGGAAAACGAAGTTGAAGGTTTAAAAGATGATGCAGACGCTTTAAACGAATATTACCGTCAGTTTCCAAGAACAGAACAGCACGCGTTCAGAGATGAATCAAAACAATCTATATTTAACTTAACAAAAATTTATCAGCAGATAGATTATAATGAAGAGTTAAAAAATAATACGATGGTTACCCAAGGTAACTTTCAATGGAAAAACGGTATAAAAGATACCGAGGTTATGTTCTATCCTAATAAAGACGGGCGATTTTATATAACCTGGGTACCTAATCAAAACCAACAAAATCACATAATAATAAAGAATGGTGTTAAATATCCAGGAAATGAGCACATGGGTGCCTTTGGTTGCGATAGCTACGATATTAGTGGTGTCGTTGGCGGCGGCGGCTCTAACGGAGCTTTACATGGATTAACTAAGTTTTCAATGGAGGATGTACCTCCAAACCATTTCTTTTTAGAATACATTGCAAGACCATCAACCGCTGAAATGTTTTTTGAAGACGTATTAATGGCTATGGTTTTTTACGGAATGCCAATACTTGCAGAAAACAATAAACCAAGACTGCTTTATTATATAAAAAGAAGAGGGTATAGAGGCTACTCTATGAATAGACCCGATAGAACATATAATAAATTGTCTATATCAGAACGAGAAGTAGGAGGAAT